GGGGCGTGGTGAGTGAGCTTGTCTCGCAGGGTGCCGAGCCCCGTGATCACGTTTTCCCAGCCGTCGAGCCGCTCGGTCATGGGGGCGCGTAGCGGGCGAGCGCTCGAGCTGTCTACGGGCTTACAGCGAGATATCGTCAAGCGCCTGCAGGTAACCCGACGCGACGCCCGCGGTGAGCCAGCGCAGCGCCTGCGATTGGGCGTCGACGCGGTCGTTGGCAGCCCCGCGCGGGAAACGCGTGTGCTCGAGCACCCAATCCTCAATCCATGGCGCGATGGTGTGGTGCGGCAGGTGAACCGAGCCCGACGCGAAGATCGGCTGCGTGCTGTAGGCGCGTGCGATCTTGCTGCCTTCGGGCTCGATGGCGATGATGCCCGGGATGCGGTTTCTGAGCACATCCATCACGGCGGGCCCGTTGGCCTTGTCCTCGATGAGCACAGCCGAGCACGCGGGCCACTTGCGGTAGAGCGTCTCGATGGCGGCGATGGTGCCTAAAAAGTCGAGGTGATCGCGCACCTCGTCCAACAAATAGAAGCGCGGCGCGAGATAGGCCCACGCTTGGCCCGCGACGTATGAGCTTGTTTCGTCAGCTTTGAACGCACAGTCAAACGTGAGCACGATGAGTGCCGCGTCGAGCCGCGGCAACACGTGGTAACGGTGCTGCATCCAATCGGTGTGATAGATGGCGCCGCCCTCGGGGACGGGGTCTTGCTGGTCTTGGGCGCTCCAACCCTCGGGACCAAACTCGCGCTTTCGTCGCGCGACCTCTGCCTCTGACCATCGAGCAGCGCACAGCAGCTCGCCGTCGGACTTGCGCGGGTCGAGCCACCCGAGCGGCGTGGCAGCGCGCGTCGCCTTGCGCGAGTAGACCATCGGAATAGACAGCACCGCGTAATCCTGCTCGGCGGCCTCGCCCGCTAGGTCGCGGTCGTGTAAGCGTTGCATGATGATGGTGCGGGTGTTGCTCGGGCCCGGCAGCACGCGCGAGGCCATCGTTTCCCACCACCACATACGGCAGCGCGCGAGCGCGAGCGCGCTGTGCGCGTCGATGGGCTTGATGGGGTCGTCGACGATCTGACGGTGGCAGTGGAACCCGGTAGGCGAGCCGCCGACGCTCACACTCTGCCGTATGCCACCCTTGTCATTCTCGAAGCGATCGGCGAGCCACGCGCGACGGTTGGGCTGCCAGACGTCGCCGTAGAGCTCGCGGTACCACATCTGCTCGACGAGCAGCCTACAACGCAGCGAGTCACGCACCGCGAGCGTGTCGGCGTAGGCAGAAAACTGCCACTGAATGCCGGGGCGCAGCGTCCATTCCCACGCGGGCCAAAGCACGCAAACGGTCGTGGATTTTGAGCTGCCCGGTGGCACGTTGATGCAGAGCCGCGGCAGCTGCCCCTCGCTCTGAGCGGTGAGGTGCTCGCAGATGGCTCCAACGTGCCAGTTATCGACGAAGGCGGCGTTAGGTACCACCAAAGGCCACGCCGCCCGCACGAAGTCGTGCAGCTTGACGGGGCGATCGCGCACGCGCCTCTGCAGCTCATGGCGGCGGGCACGTTCCGCCATGAGCCGCTCGAGATAGCGGTTGGGCTCGGGTCGAGCAGCCACTGCTTAGCCGTTGCGTGCGCCGGGGTCAGCGAATCCGAACTTGATGCCGTAGAGCGCCGACGCGGGCGCGAGCTTGACGAGCACGCTGTAGCGGTTGTCATCGTTGACCACGAGCAGCCCTGTGTATGTGGCGCTCGTGACGTAGACCTGCGCGGGCGAGTAGGCGGGCAGGTCGATGTCAGCGCCTACCTGACTGTAAGTTGTGGTGGGCGGGTCTTGCGGGTTAGTCGCACCCATGGCGCGAGGCCACCAAATGAGCTTTGCTTGGTTTGCGACGGTGGGCCCGAACGCGCGCCACGTGAGCGCGACGCTGACGCGCTGCGTGCCGCGCGGCACGTAGACAGGGAACTCAACCCAGACGGAGTTAGTCGCGTGCGTGTTGCCTATGACGCCCTGACTGCCGTAGATGGTGAGCGCGCCGAGCGGCTCGGGCGGCGCCACGTCCCAATGAATCGGGCGCATGATGTCGAGCTGCGTGTAGCGCCAAGGGAGCGCGGCGACAGCTAGCTCGTATTCGATATCGATGGGGCCCGTGAGGTGCAGCTCCGTCTCGATTTTCACGTCTTTGAAAGAGCCGGTTATGGTCGACGTGATGGTCTCGCATGTGATGTTTTCGCCGGTTAGCACTGCCGAGAAGTTGCCCGACGTCGCTATCACCGATGTCGCGTTGAGCGTCGTGACGTTGATCGTATCGAATGAGCCCGACGCCCATGCCGAGTCGTTCCAGCTCGCCGGGCTCGCGGCATGCGTGAGCACCTCGAGCGCGTTGGTGGTGTTGATCGCGATGGCCTGCGCGACGGCAGCGCTGTTCTGTGCCCACTGCGTGCCGTTCCAGCTGGCGTTGTAAACCAGCATGAGCTTACGCGTGGCGCTGCCGCCGACGTAGAGACTTGCGAAGATGCTAGCCGACGTGGTCGGGAAGCGCGCCACGAGACGGTAAGCGCCGTTAGGAACACTCGTCGCAGCTATGAGCGGCACGATGTCAGCGGCGGCGCTCGATTGCGCGAAGCGCAGCGCTAGGTCGGCGGTGGCCTCGCCGAGAATGACTGCGTTGAGAAACGTGAGCCACTCGCCGGTCGCGTTCTGCAGGTAGTTCCACCATTCCGCGGGCGGCGGCTCGTCGACAATCCAGCCGAGCGCGCGCTTGCCGCTCGGCGGCTCGAGCTTGGTGCCGGTGGTTGCCCACGTGGGGATTGCGATTGTAGGTCTAGGCATGCGGTGATGGTCCTTGTGAGCCGGGTGCGTCGGTGGTCGGTGAGGGTTGTGGCGCGTCGCCGATAGCGTCGGGCGCGCGCGTGAATCCGTACTTAGCGATCGCAGCGTCGAGCTCGGCGTCGCTCATGTCTGAGGGGCCCTTAGTGACGGTGAGAGTCTGCTTTTGCCTGTAGCGCTGCGGGAACCGTCGCTCGAGATACCAAGCGCCCGCGCGCCAATCCTCGAGCGACGCCGACGTCACGCGCTGCACGACGCTCGCCTCTGCTCGAGCGAGAGACGCCTGCATATCCGACCAGAACGTGGCAAACGGTTGCTCGCCGTTCTGGCCGCGCTTGCGCCACTCGTAGTAGGTCGAGCGGTTGATTGACTCTGCTTGGCACGCGGTGGCGATGGGGACGCCGACGGCGACCATGGCGCAGAGGCGCTCATGCAGCACGCGGTTATACACGACGCGCCGATCTGACTGCTGCAGTGTCATGTCGGGGATGTCGACGCCGCGCCCTGCGAGGTCGCCGAGCACCACTGCGCGCTCGTAAAGCTCGACAGTCGGGCGAGCGCGTTTTTTGGGGTTGTCTTTTTCGCGCGCGCGCGGGCGCGAGCGCCGGGCTTTGCTGCTGACGGCGGCTTTTTTGGGGGCAGGTCGTGTGCGCTGCTTGGGCGGCATAGACAGTCAGACCGGGTGTGTTAGTAGGTGGGCCCTCGGGTCGCCGAGCGGCGGCACGCGTCGCACTGCGTCGAGTGCCGGCTGCGCCACTTGCTCGAGCTCATCTCGCGCACGGTTCCGCAGCGGCAGCGCACGACAAACCAGTTTTCGGGCCCGGCGGGGCGCTGCCTCACAAACGCGCTGACTATCGTCCACGCCGTGGCCATGGGGTCGGGCAGCCGCGACGGCGGCGCGGACGGCAAGCACGCGCTGCACAGCCCCCCATAGCGGCGCAGCGGCGGCAGCAGAGCCCCGCAGCGGCAGTGCGTCGGTGTGTCCGGGATCGGTTTGGGCGCCGCCAAGGTGAGCGCCTCATGGGTTGGTAATGCGGCACTTGGTGCGCGCGTGCAGGATGCCGCTCGTTGACGCGACGTAGCCGAGGCAGATGGCAGCGGCAGCGTCGGGGGTGAGCGGGGTGATCGGCATGCGCGCCCGCTCCATGAGCCCATAGGCTGCGCGCAGCTCGAGCCGCCGCGCGTCGTCGCGCTTGAGCGTGCCGAGCCCAAAGCAGCGCGAGCGCCACTCTGCCGCGGTGTACTCGATTACGTGGTGCGCGGGCCCGCCGCTGTAGCGCCACGCAGCTCGCCACACAGCAACGTGCTCACGCAGGCGCACGACGGAGCTTATGGGCCCGCCATAAGGGACCTCGAGCGCGAGCGCGAGCGGCAGCCCGAGCTGCTCGGCGAGGTCGCGCGTGGTGCGCATGAGCGCGTGCCGGTGGTCGTCTGCGGCTATCTCGAGCTCGCCGAAGTCGCGCAGCTTGCCCTGCACATAGCTCGCGATGCCCGACGTGCTCGCGACGTCGACGGCGAGCAGCACGATGTCGAGCGGGCGCGGCGTCGGAAAGTCGCGCGGCTCGCTGCGTTTGAAGCTGAGCCCGCGCCGCGAGGTGCGCGAGGGGCGTATGAACGGCAGGAGGCGTGCAGTCATGGGCGGCTCACGGGGGCAGGGGTTGAGCGGGGCGTGACGTTGGGCGCGGCGGTGGGCGCGTAGAAACACCCGCACGGATTGCAGATAGAGAATGAGCCGCGCTCATCGATGCGCCGGACGTCGACGTAGAGGCTGCGGCGGCAGCGAGCGCAGACGCGGTCGAGGTCGAGGCAGCTGTGCTCGACGCGCATGGCGACGCGCTGCCCGGTGCGCAGCAGGCAACGGGGGCACACGCGGCTCACGACTTGCCCCGCAAGCAGGGGCCCGCGACGGTGCGCTGTAGCGCGAGCTCGTCGAGCAGCGAGCCGAGCGCGCCGTGCGCGTAGGTGGTCTTGAGCTGCCCTTGCGAGACGTAGCTCGTGACGAGCGTGTCGCGCGACGCGCGCGCCTCGAGCAGCTCGCGCAGCGCGAGCGACACTTGCGCATGGTGGCGGGTCTCCTCGCCGCCGAGCCCGTCGACGATGAGCAGCGGCGCCTGCGCGAGACGTTGCCAGCGTGCGCCCTCGTCGCCGTAGAGCGTGCCGTGGGCCTGCAGGAGCGCGCGAGGGGTCGCCCATAGACTCGCGGGGTGCTCGAGCGCGAGCGCAGCGCCTGCGACGGTCTTACCCGAGCCGACGCCCGCGCACAGCACGAGCACGCGGCGGCGCTCGGGGTCGGCATACCAGTCGCGCACGGCATCGAGCGGCAAGCTGCTCGGCAGCTGCTCGGCGGCGAGCAGCTCGAGCATGCGAGGTGTGAGCCCGATGCCGAGCTGCTCGAGCTGCCGGCGGCGAGCGAGCTTGCGATCGCGGGCGCGTGCGACGGGGTCGGGCGGCGGCGCGGGCGGGTGCGCCGGTGGGGGCCCGCCGCTGGCGATCACGCGGGCGCATTGCTCGATGACCGCACGCAGCCGCTGCTTGGCCGTCGGCATGAGCGACGCGACAGATGCCGGCGGGGCGTCGCGACGTGAGCTCATAGCGTGGCCTCTGCCGCGAGCTCGGCGGCGGTGGCTGGTCGAAGCGGCGCGGGGCGCCCGGGTTGCTCGCGCCGTTGAGTGCGCGAGCTCGGGCTCTCGCCCGCGAGATACTCGAGCCAGTACCGCAGCACGTGCCCGGGGGTGTAGTAGTGGGCCACCTGCAGGTCGGGGCGGCTGCGCACGAGCTGCGTGATGGTGGCTGCGACGCGTTTGAGGTCGCCGGGTGGCTTGCGCCCGAGCTCGGCGTAGGCGTTGCGCTCGTGGTGCGTGCCCGGGTAGGGGGCCGGCCTCGTAAACAGCGACTGGCAAAGCAGGTCGAGCCACGTACGCCCGCGGTCAATGTCGGCGTCGTGCGCCGCTGCGGCGTTGGGCAATGGCGCGACGCGGGCGTGACTCTGCGCGTGACTGGGCGCGTGACTGTCACTGTGACTTAGCGCGTGACTGTCACGCCCTAACGGGGGCTCGGTTGCTGGATTCTGCTCGACGGGTGCTAGCCCTGACGTGGGGCGATCGCGAGCTGCGCCTGCTCGAGCGTCTCGCGCTCGAGCTCGGGCCCGTGAGCGGCGCTGCCGAGCCGCTGCGGGCGTCTCCTGCGTGCGCCAATAGCCGAGCAGCGCTATGCCGCCGCCCGGCAGGGGGGCGATCTCGCCGATGGCCTGCAGGCGCTCGAGCGCGCGCTTTGTCTGACGGCTCGTGAGCCCGGCTGCTGCTGCAATCTGACGGACGCTGAGTGGTGCGCCGTTACACCACGCAATGGGCACGGGGTCGTGCGGCTCGTTGGGCGTGACAGTCACGCATGCGTCGCGCGTGACAGTCACGGTTGCGGTGCGCGCGACGCTCGCAGCGCGCATGCGCTGGGCGTGTAGGCGAGCGAGGTGTAGCAGCGTGGTTAGGAGCGAGCGCCCGACGCCATCGAGCGGCGAGTCTGGGCCGTAGTATGTGTCGTGAACCTTGACATAGTCGTGCATTGGCCTCGGGGTCGTGCGCTCATGGGATGAGCTCGAGCAGCGAGCCTCGACTGCGCGAGCGGGCAGCGGCTCACGCACGCAGCGAGGCGTCGGTGTTAGTTGGCTGCGCGCAGCTCGCGCTCGCGCTCGCGTCGGCGGCGCTTGCACACGCGGTAGATGGCATCGACGGACACTGCGTGTTGCGTAGCCTCTGCGATGCTGCGCGCGGTTGAGCGGTGCGGGTAGCTCGAGCCCGCTGCGATGCGTCGCAGCGTCGAGCACGCGATGCCGGTGTGGCCATGCAGCCGAGAGATAGAGCCGAGTCCGTTGGCGTCGAACCACTCGCGGAGCGTCATAGGCGCGAGCCTAAGTGCACAGCGCGCAAACGAGCAAGCTTCTATCCACGTCTAACAGTTATATCTAGAACGAGCGTGCGCTCGAGCGAGTGCTGCGCACATGTAGGCGCCGCCATAGGTGGCGGGGTCACTAGTCGTTTTTGACGTGCAGTGACCTGCGTTGGCTAGCTTTTGAGCGTTTTGTAGAAGATAACCCATTGACCTGCGACGCTCGGAACGCGTATCCGCTCGAGCGGATGCTTCAACGTAGGCAGGAGGGTCTCGCTCATGGCGCTACGGCTTAGAATCTCGGACCTCGAAGCGCCCTCGGGTGAAGACCCTATGGGCGAGCCGACGCTACAGCGCCGATTGTGGGCGGCGCACATCAGCCGCGGCTTCAGTCGGCACAAGTTTGCGCGGGCCCTCGGTGTCCATGGCTCGTCGGTGGTGACGTGGTGCACGGGGGAACGAGACCCCGACTTGCGGCAGCTGATTGCGGTGTCGCTGCTGCTGGATTACCCGCTCGAGCAGATAGTGTTTGGGCGGCAGGGTCAGGCGGGCGCGCGGGCGGTGGTCGAGGGGCGGGTGCCGCCGAGCGACGAGGCGCTGCGCGCTGTGGTGCGCTCGTATGTGGTGCTGATCGGGTGCTCGACGGTCTACGGCTCGGCGCAAGTGCCCGCGCGGCTCGAGCACCTCGCCGCCGAGCGTTGGACGGGTGACGACGATGCCGAGCCCTCCAAGGGGCTGGGCAAGCTGCCGCTCGACGTGGCGATGGCGCAGTCACTGCTCGCGCTGCGGCGCGGGCCCGACTTGGAGATTCCCAAGCACGGGCCCGGCAGGGAAACCGCGCAGCGGGCGCTGCGTGGCTGGGCGGCGTTGGCCGCGCATGGCCAATTGCGCGAGAAGCTCGAGCGCGGTGTGCGCGACGATGCAGCGCTCGCGCACCGCGTCGGGCAGCGGCTGATCGAGCTCGCGACGGACGACGAGGCGGATGCATGGGCAGAGTGCGTGCGCGAGGTGGTCGACGAGCTCACGGGTGCCGCCGAGCGGCGCCGGGTGCTCGCGGCGATGGACATGGCCGCGGAGCTTGCTGACGAGACGGGCGCAGCGACAGACGACGCCGACGAGCTCGACGCCGACGAGCTCGACGCCGCCGCCGACGCGCTGCACGCTGCCGCCGACGAGCTCGAGCTCGAGCACGACGCGCAGCGGTTGGTTAGATGGCGCCCCTCGCCGGGGGCGGCACAGCGCCGGCCTGCAACGCCTGCAGCGCCCGAGCCGGCGGCGGTGGTGTCGCAGCGGCGGCCTGCAGCGCCTGCAGCCCCTGCAGCGCCCGAGCCGGCAGCGCCGGACAGCTCGCAGCCCGGCGGGCTCGAGCGGGCGCAGGCGGCTTACACACGCATGATGGATGCGTCGCGCGCCGTGGGCGGGCGGTCGCTGTCCGACGATGAGATAGACGCGTTGATTGCGCGCGAGGTGTCGGCGGTGTCGCGGTCGCGGGGCGCTGCGAAGCCGCCCGCGGCTGTGCCCCCGAGCGACAAACCCGGGCCCACGCGTGGCAGCACGCCGGGCTCTAGGACGCGGCGCTAGGGCGATACGCGTTGGCGAGCTCGGGGTGGTATCGGGCGAGCAGCGCGTGCAGTACGCGCGAGATGGAGCACGCGAGCTCGTGCCGCTCGACGATGGCGCGGGCGAGGTGCAGTGCGAACTGCGGTGTGTGGTAGCGGTCGACGTTGCAGAGCACGCGTTGACCAGTGGCGTCATAACCGAAGTCTGCGGACGGCTCGAGCATGCCGAGGTGCCCCGCGAGCTCGGGCAGCGTCTTGGCACGCGTTCTGCCCGACAGCATGGCCACCAGCCACGTCGGGTCGACGTCGCGCGGGGGGCTCGTTGTGGCCTCACGGAAGTTGGCCCACGTGATGTAGTAGACTCGGTGCGCTTCGATGGCTGCCCCTCGCATCGTGCACCGTAGTGCCACACTGTGCGGCGCGCGTCTCGCCGACGTGGCGGGCAGCCCCAAAAGTGAGTGGGTGAGTGTAGGTGCGGCCCTACTAATCGTGGCGAGAATGCGGGCTGTAAGCGCAGGCGCAGACCGTAAGGTCGCTTAGGTGTGCTAGTGGGCCTGTAAGGGTCTATATGGCTGACTTTGGAATCACTGTCTCTCGCGGCGTTCTGCGGCAGCTCGCAGCGGGCGAGCGGTCGCAGCTGTGGCTGCCGGTGCGAATGCCCGACGGCTACGAGCTCGAGCAGCTGCAGTGCGGCGAGGTGTCGCCGGGCTCGGCGTCGATGGTTGTGCGTGCGAACGGTACGAACGTACTAAAGCGGGGGCGCTGTCCGTTTGGGCAAGTCGGCGATTGGCTTTACGTGCGCGAGCAGTGGTCGACGGCGAGCGACGGGCGCACGCGCTATCGGCGAGACGGCGGCACGCTGCCCGCTGGGCGGCAGTGGTGCTCGGCGAAGTCGATGCCCGAGCACGCGGCGCGGTTGTGGCTGCTGCTCTACAGGGTGCGGCTCGTGCGGTTGCATGACGCAACCGATCTCGACTTGCGCTCGCAGGGTGTCAGGTGTCCAGCGCATGACACGGCAAGCACGATCTGCTTGGGCAACGGTTGCCAGCTGCACCGCGAGTCATTCGCGGCGCAGTGGGATCTGCGGCATGGCGGCAGCTCGAGCGCGTGGGCATGCAACCCGCCGACGTGGGCGCTGTCATTCACTCGGCA